ACGTATGCCATTTATTTATCCTTATGTACTTATTGAATCTACACTTGTTACCCAAGCATCTAAACCATTAGCTGTATTACATACTGCTACTAGTCTATCGCCACTCATCATTACAACTTTGGAGCCCGCATCGATTAGTTCTAGAGCACCGCCCACGGGAATGGGGGCACCTTTTACTAAGTAAATGTTTGAACCGTTGTGTTGTAAGTATACGTCTGCTGTAACTTGGGAAGTGAGGATGTTAGCCAATCGTATTCCTACAATTGCATCATCACTATCCGCAAATCTAAGTTGCACGTCGGTAGTTGATACGGGAAAGCCTTTGCCTTCAAAATCTTGAGCCATATATCCCTACCTTATGCTACATCATCTAATAACGCTGCTACGATACAGTTAGCTGTCGCATCACCTGTTCCGCCTATATCAGCACTAATAGCATGTAGATTCGCTACTGTAGTGTTTGGTAATCTACCGTACCAGGACTCGCCTGCTCCAATAAATACACCATCTACTAAGTCATGAGCTGCTGTTCCACCATCGAAACATACAATTATACCGTCTCCAGCACTTAGATTTTTAATAAATATAAAATTAATTTTATCGTTTGCGTGGACGGCTGTTGGTGCTGTGTCATCATCTACTGCTGTATAATCTGTAAAATAACCCGCTATCAAGTCAGTGCTTGTTGCTGTACAAGCTGTTAACTTGTAATACCATTTGTCGTTCGCATCGCTTGGTGCTAATGTCATTGAACCACTTATAGTTTTAGCTATTTCATCAGGCAATACTGTAGCTGTAATAGTTACACTTGCTGAATCTGCCATATTTTATTCCTCCTAAATTATAAGGCAATTGCCATTGCAGTGGCAAATCCCTTTGTTGCACTTGTTGCTGGGTCAATCCCATTAACAGTTGTTACATCTAAGTTAGCTAATGCATTAAATACTTCATCAGAACCATCAACAAATA